GGTAACGCTCAAGCAAATGCTACTATTACCGCCATCACATATAATGATGCTCCTTTACCTATTTTAGTAACTAATAGTACTTATGAAATAGAAGAAAACGAGACTAAACGTAGAATTAAAATTCTTAAATCTGTTTATGTTGCAGCAATTGATCAAGACTTTACAAGTAAATTTGAAGGTATAAATGGCTAACAGTAATCAAGGTGTACAAAAAGCCGGTGATGTAGAGATACTGGATATAAAATTAATTACCACAACTGATGTTGTTATTGATCTCGTAGATTTCCTGGCCGAGCTTAATATCTACGAAGATATGTTTGCAAATACTATGCATGGTAATATGATGATTGTAGATGCAAGAAATTTAATTGAAAAGGGACCTATAATAGGTGAAGAATATCTGATTGTAAAAATTAGAACCCCGTCTTTTACAGAAGTAATTTCAAAAACGTTCAGAGTGTATAGAGTTTCTGATAGAACAATTATCCGTGATAATACAATGCAGTCTTTTATTCTGCATTTTTCTTCTGTTGAATTATTTAATGATGTTTTAATTCCACTACATGTTCCTTTTGAAGGTAAGATTGTTGATGTAGTCTCCGCAATATACACCAACTACATTATGGAAAAAAGACAATATGATGTTGGGGTGAATGAAGACACTTTAAATGTTAAAGAGAGTGTTTCGCCGCTGATAATACTTGGAGCGATTTATAATAGTGTAAAATTTGTATCTCCTGGTTGGACGCCGTTTAAATGTATTAATTGGTTAGCTTCAAAATCTATTCCATTGTTTTCAATAGCAAAAAACTTTTTATTTTTTGAATCTAACAAAGCTTTCTACTTTGGATCGGTAGAAGTTATCTTAAAAAATGCACATGATAAAAAAAATTATATAGGTAATTATACAATTTCAGCTTCAAATATTCGCAACGGGGAACCCGTCCCTGATATTAATAGAGAATATTTTTTAGCAAAAGATGTATCAATGGCACAGACTACTGATTATTTAAAGAATTATACAAATGGGTATTTGGCCAACAGACTTATTACATTAGATGTTTATAATAAAGAATATAAAAATATTGATTATGATCATGTTAAGAATTTTAAAAATCAAAAACATACATCTCCAAATCCAAAAGCTATCTTTTCAGATAATGCTCTTAGAAATTCTTTAACAAATGTAGATTTTTATCCTGTAAATGATTATTTGTTCTCTAAAGAAACTAGAACAGGTGATAAAGTCACATCTACAAATTTTAAAGAAAATATTAGCACAAAAATGGGTGAAATTCATGGTAATCGTAAATCGAGCTTATTAGAACTCTCTAACCTTAAATTAAACATGACAGTACCTGGTCGTACTGATGTTGAAGTGGGGCGAGTTTTATATTTTAATTATCCAGTTTTGGGTGAGAAGGAAAGTCCTGATGAGACGTCTAATGATAAGTATTACTCAGGTTATTACCTTGTAACTGCTATACACCACACAATTAATAAGTCTAAGCACATGATGACAATGGAATGTGTAAAAGATTGTCTTGAAGTATGAAAGTAAATAATGAATAGAATTTTTAGTAAAGATGGTTTTATATGGTGGATAGGTGTCGTTGAAGATCGACATGATCCCGAAATGCTTGGTAGATGTAGGGTTCGAATATTCGGATATCATACGGATAGTAAAGAACTTTTACCAATTGCTGACTTACCTTGGGCAATTCCTATACAGCCAATTACGTCGGCAGCATTATCGGGACTTGGTTCATCACCACTAGGACCGCTGGAAGGCACCTGGGTATTAGGGTTTTTCTTAGATGGTGATGATATGCAACAACCAGCCATGCTTGGTAGCATTGCTACTAAGGCGGCAAAGAAAGCATTTGAAGCTGCTCCGGTTGATAAACCTAATATATCTAATCCAACACCTGGCACAGTAACAGATTCTCAAGGTAAACCGGTTACAGATAGTGAAGGTAATCCTGTTAAGACAACGTCCCCCCCTGTTGAAGGTTGGTCGTTAGGTCAAACTTCTGAAACGTTTGAGTCAGGTGGTAAGGGTCCTGGTGTAATCAATGATTATAAAGCTAGTGCTGCAGGTGACCCGGGTGGGGCATCATATGGTACATATCAATTTGCTTCTTATACCCCTGATAAGATGAGTGATGGTAGATCGAGACCATCATCTAAAAACTCACCCGTACTACAATATCTGAGTAACTCTAAATTTAAGTCACAGTTTGAAGGGCTTGAACCTGGAACAGCTGCATTTGATGCTAAGTGGAAAAGTATTGCAAGTTCAAATAAAGATGAATTTCAACTTGATCAGCATGAATATGTAAAAAGAAAATACTATGATACTGCAATTGCTAATATACAACGAACTGGCTTAGACTTATCTAAGTATGGACCTGCAGTTCAGGACTTAGTTTGGTCAACCGCGGTTCAATTTGGACCTGCGAGGACTAATATATACACTACCGCCTTAAAAGGTAAGTCAGAAATGACAGATAAAGATATTGTTAATATTGTTAGCGATTACAAAATAGCTAATGTAGATGAATTTTTTAAGACGAGCTCACAAAGTATTAGGGATGGTGTCAGATCAAGATTTAAAGCAGAAAAATCTAAATTACTTGGGATGATAAAATAATGAGTAATAGCATTATAACAGCTGCTCAAATTGACCTACAAGGTAGAGTACTAGCTCAGTTAAAAACACTCAATCTAGGTGTTAATGATAATATACTAAGAGACATTGTTAGAAGAGTTACGACACAAATTGCAACTAATACTGTCTCGCAAGTGAATGCTAGTGCAGGGGATCATCTTACATCGATCCCAAATAACCTTATAGGTATTAATAACCCTGTCAATCTTGTTTCTAAAAACTTAAGTAGTGCAGGGCTTACCTCAGTTCTAACTAATCCAATACAGACAAAAATTGGGCCGGGTATTACTACAAATTTAATCACTAGTTTACAGCAAGAATTATCTAGATCATTACCCCCAGATAAATTAAAGTTAATTAACTTTGCCTCGTTTAATACTTCGTTAAATAAGACTCTTACTCCAACTATTAATTCTAGTATTGCGAATTCACTGTCTGGTTTTGCAAGCTTATTATTTAACAACAGTACACCTCAAAAGCCTGTCATTCAGGGAACAGAAGCATTGTTTAGTTCTCTATCTCCTGAAGAAGCTTTAAATGCAATTGAAGAACAATTTGCAAGTACAACAGCTAACAAATACCTGGATGAGGCAGCTAAATTCGATGTCAATTCGGCGGAGAATCAAGAAAAATTAGTCGTTACAAAAGTTGGATTTGTTGACCCCACTGCTAATTATCCTACAAAAGAATATGCTGGAGGGGTTGAGACAAATAAACTTGCTCAGGGAGATGCGAGAGGGACTGTAGTTCAGAAGAAGAATGATAATAGAATGGCAGGAGCAAAGTTACCAGGAGGAGATGCTTGGAGCCAACCAGAATCCCCTTTTAAGGGACAATACCCTTATAACAAGGTAACACAAACAGAATCTGGTCACGTTATTGAAATAGATGATACACCTGGTGCAGAACGTTTGCATGTATATCATACCTCAGGTACATTTATTGAGATTGATGCAAATGGTTCTATGGTAAGAAGAACTTCTGGCTCCTCTTATGAAATTATAGATAAGAACGGGAAAATTTCTATTGCAGGCAAAGCAGATATTTCTATTAACGGTGCTTGTAATATCTATGTTGGTAATGATGCAAGTATTGAAGTAGAGGGTGATGTTAACCTTACCTGTCATAATGATATTACTGCTCAAGCGGGAGGAACGTTAAACCTCTCAGCTACAGAAGAAGTTAACATAACAGGTGGTAGCGTTAACATTCAAGCATATAATTACATGAATGTTATGTCTAAAGTTGAGTTAAACTTACATTCTACTCAGACAACTAATATGTTATCTAACGCAACGATTAACGTTCAGTCAGTTGATTATTACCAGAGAGCAAAAACATACCACACTCAAGCAGATAACTTCTATAATTATGCTAATGTGAGCATTTATAATTATGCTGTAACTGATATTAATTATAAACTTGGTGGTAATTTTAAAGTAGGGGCAGGTGGTGTAATTAATAATCAAGCCGGGGGTGTGTTTGCTGTTGACGCAAGTCAAGTACAGCTTAACTCAGGACAGTCTTCTGCTCCTAGTGAGTCTGAAGAAAGTAAAGATGCTAAAATAGCTGGGGCATCGAACATTGGTGTGCTGTCCGGACGCAGGGTTACACAATACATTAATTTAACAGATCCGTCGTTCCTTACTCTTGCAGACGCTCATTCATTGCTGTTAGAAGAAACTTCGAGCTCGGATTCAGAATACAAAGCTCAGCAAGATCTTGTTATAACTTCTGGGTTTGCAACCGCTGCAGGCTTTGGAGAAAAACCAATTGTTATTGAAAGTAAGTCTGAAGCAGATGTAAAATCACAACAACAAAAAGAAGTACCTGCTTCGGCGGATCTTAAGAAAGTTACTGACTTACCTGGTAACTTTAAACTATCTCCTAATTTTACTGTTGAGATGTTGTCACATAAAGCTGCAGCAACTAAAGATAAATTGCAAGCGCAGCAAGGGTTAACTTATGGTGAGATTGCTTTTAATCTTCAAGCTTTAGCATTAAATGTACTTGAACCGGTTTATAATTTGTACCCTAAAATGTTTGTAACGTCTGCGTTCCGGTTCCCAGGTAAGAACGCTACATCCCAGCATCCGCTCGGTATGGCTGCAGATCTTCAATTCAGAGGAGCATCAAAGTCAGATTATTATGATATTGCTGTAAAGCTTGCTAAAGTTTTAAAATATGATCAAATGCTTCTAGAGTATTGTAATTATACAAATAACCCGTGGATTCATATCTCTTTTGCGCCTACTAACCGTCTTCAAGTAATGACGTTTAATAATCATCAGAAATACGCCATGGGCTTTACGAATTTAGCATAACATGCCAGGCGTAGTAAGAGAAGGCGATCTTTCAAGCGGGGCGGCTGAGAACCCTTTTAGCCCTTGGCCAAAAACTGCTGTAACGGTACCTAATAACTCAACGGTATACGCTAACAGTAAATTAGTTGCTACTAAAGGTGGTAGTTTTGCAACACATAATAAAGGTGGTGTCTTTCATTATGTAAACGCACAACGGGTAATTACAGGTGGGAGCGGAACGGTATTTGCTGAAGGAAAAGCAATAGCAAGGTCAGGTGATAAGGTTGCAGACGCAGATGAATGCGACCAATCATCTTCGGATGTCTTTGCTGGGTAACGTATAAATATAAGCATGGCTACAAGAACTTTTTCAGACATAAACATGCTTTTCACGGTAAACCCTGTTACAGGAGACGTAACAAAAAGGGTGGATGAAGAGGCTATAAAAGCATCAGTGCGAAATTTGATTACCACAATGCACTATGAAAGACCATTTCACCCTGAGATTGGATGTCAGATTTTTAGTCTTTTGTTTGAACCGTATGATGCTATTACAAGAAATGTAATGATAAAAACAATAGAAGATGTAATAGCAAAATTTGAACCAAGGGTAACAATTACAGAAATAAAGCTCGTTAATACTGAAGATAACAACAATATTAATATTGACGTGTATTTTAAAATTAACAATTCAGATACCCCTATACTTTTAACAACTGCAATTTCAAGAGTAAGATAGAATAATGGCAAATTTAAGAATAGCAGAATTAGACTTTGATCAGATAAAATCTAACTTCAAAGCATATCTCACAGCTCAAAACGAGTTTACAGATTATGATTTTGAAGGCTCGGGTCTTTCTGTATTACTTGATATACTCGCATACAATACCCATTATAATGCATATCTTGCTAATATGATGGTAAATGAAATGTTTCTTGACTCAGCTGTTAAGCGTTCATCTGCTGTTTCAATAGCTAAGCATCTTGGTTATGTTCCGACATCTGCAAGAGGTGCAATTGCAAATCTTACTGTTACTGCTATAAATCCCCCAGGGCTACCAAGCACCCTTACAATGGATGCTTATACTCCTTTTTCAACAAGCATTGGTGGTGTAGCTTATACATTCTTATCTAAAGAAGCAAAAACAGCTTATAGAACCGATTCATCCTATGTCTTTTCTAGTGTAGATGTTGTCGAAGGTTCATTGGTACAATACAATTTTATTGTAAGTGCAACTGGCCCAGA